GGCATATATCCCGGCTTCGTTGAAGGTAAGACCTTACATTAATTATCAGATTTGATTATCAGATTTTCATTTCGACTAACGATATCTGTTTTCAAAGCAAATTTTGTTTATAACTTATTTGCTTTTTAAACTTTTATCATTAAATCGTTATGCATTTTTGTTAATTCATTTCTGTTAACACATGCAAACTTTCTTTCACCTCTGCCAATAATTGGTGATTAACCATCACCTGGTAGTTGTTACTTCAAAAAGCGTTTTATGGTTCATTTCCACTCGCTTCTCTTTGAGTTTTCTTAATGCGAATTTTTCTTTTGATGGAGAAATAGTTTGTCCTTTACCAATTTTATGCGTAAAGTACCTGATTGCACTCAGTTTGTGCGACAGATCCTGGCTGGACCCAGGAATACTAAGTTTTAGGAGTTTTCGGATTTGCTCGTCGATTTCTTAGTATTATCCAGATAAAAACCGAATTCCATGAATCATGACCTTTATCGAAAAGTCGAGAGCTGTGCTTGAGATGGTCTGTGAAGAAAACGGTGTGAACGATTCGAAGTTGCTCGAACAAGAGTACAGCAACTTCAATCAACAACATATCGTGGCCCCGTATACGATCGGCCTCCACCACCATACTCATGATACGGCCAGTAATGATGACGATGCTTTGAGCGTTCCAGCGCTTGATGCCAACAATGCTACTGGACCCTTTTGTGACGCTAGTTCACATGAGAGTGATTTAACCGTAGATAATAATATTCATATTCATACTCAGGCGGGTTCAGATATTAATTGGACCCCCGAAATCGATCGAGCTATCGTCACTTATATGAATGGCGCCGGGACACGTTCTTCGGCGTTACCGGATATTCTTTCCGGCATATCAGCATTTGAATTATTGAAACGCTGGCGCGAGCTTGATCAAACTAATTTCCTATTACCCAATTTTGGCGGTTCTTGGACCGATGGATCTTATACTGACACTGATTCGACTTCAAGCTCTTATGCTGAGTCCCATCCTTGGGCCTTCATGGCCAAAGACTTCTTAAATGGAGTTGCAGACGTCATAGATTCCGCCCCATATTTTTGGACTGTCACTGTTTTCAAGATCTATAAGGCTAGGAATGATCCTATTGCCAGAGCTCTAGTTCTCAACGACATCCTATCCAGGCATGTGAACCTTATCCGCTCATTTGCCGACAAACAATTGCCAGAAGGACACATATTCGACACTGCAAGGTTGCTCGATCAGGTGGCTGATAGCTTGGCTGACCTCACTGAAGATGAAATTAGTGAGTTTTCCCGTGCTTCCAGCGCGCTGAGCCTTGGTTCACTTGATGGCGATATTGTTGATTATCAAGCTGGTGCTGATTTCTTCGAACATTTCAATACTTTTGCCAATGCTTACGCCGCTGTTACAGCAATTTATAAGTACATGCAAGATCGCCAAGTGATTTACCCACTTATCAAGTTGCTTGTTGGCGGCAGTCTTTTTGCATTTGGCTCCCACATTGGTGATTCGGAAGTTTTCACTAGTGAGAATATAAAAGCTGCTACAAACACCATTTATGGTTTCTTTCGTACTGGAACCGTTGGTGCTTTTATGCAGGTTTTTGATTCCATCAGCAAGCTTTTCACAACATGGATTAACTCCGATGGTACGTCGATTACTCAACATTTGCAAAGGACTAATAAAGCTGAACATTATTATCAGCTTGGGATCAAACTTTTGAAAACCCAGCCTACTTATGCAATTGAACTTGTGACTGTCCAGAAAGCTTATTTGGCCGAGGTTAACGACTTCATTGGATATTGTGTCGATCATTTAGGCGCAGGAATCCATGTCAAGAATCCTTGGCACGCAGCTTTTTCCATCATACCAAACCGTGATCGTATCACTTGGTTTCAGATTACTTGGCGCCAATTGGATGCTTTCTACACTATTGAGATTAGTAGGAGCATGCGTATGCAGCCTTGTGTCTTTTTCCTAGAAGCAGGTTCTTCCATTGGTAAGACCACTCTTCAAAGGATTTTGAATCAAATGATTTTGACTGAACATTTGGGTGTTCCAGTGGATCAGGTGGATACATTCACCTACCCTTGGCCTTCTGACGAGCCCACTTTTGCAAATGGGGCTAAGAATTCGATGATTACAGTTATCTTCGATGACATAGGCGCTCTTCGTCATGATATTACCAAGTCCACAGGGGGCGACCCATTCATCAAGAAGTTGCTTGGGTTACTTAATATGCATCCCTACGGTCCTGATCAAGCTGCATTGGAGCTTAAAGGGAAGATTTTCCTTGCTCCTGAACTTGTCATTTTGTCCACGAACAATCCCAAACTTGGCCTTCATCTTACATACAATGAACCAAGTGCGGTTTGGCGGCGTTTAGGATCTATCATTCATGTGGTTGTCGCTCCTGCTTTTGCCACGAAGACCGCAACCCTCGATGACAAAAAACTCAACGATTGGTGCTTAGCTCATCCAGGGGAAGTCCCTGACGCTTGGCAATTTCGCATTGAGAGCTTCACAGCTGACAACAGAGATTACAACCTAAACGGGAAAGGTATCAAAGTGGTTTCCAACCATTTTCCTCCTTTGGTGGAACCAATGATGGATATGCCAACTTTCCTGAAGTGGGCTAGCGACAAATTCGCTGCTCATAAGACCATCCACACCAGCATTCTTGACACATTGAATGTGCCCTTCAATTTTGGGCCAATATTGCGTCCTGGTGAGGAAGTGGTGGAGCCAGATTTTATTGAGCCCCAATCTGGGGCCGATGCTTGGTTTATGGCTAAATCCCATTTCCAACCCGCTGTGCCCTTTTGGGCTCAGTATAATATCACTTCCACTATTTGTGATGCTACAAACATTTCGTTTTGTGCTATGTTTGCATCAGTGTGCTTCATTTTCATTCTCCTTTGTGGCCCTTTGAGGTCACTCTATCGCAGGGCGGCTAATTGGTATAATGGCTTGCTTCCAGTTCACATCATTCGTGGTTTTCACACTGGACGCATGCTTGTTGTCAATTGTCACGAGAGGAAGCGCAGAGCCATTGAATGGCTTGATAGCAACAAACGCACTATAGCGCTGCTTACCACTGTCGTCGGTGCTGGCGCTGTTGCTGCGTATGCTTTTCGTAGCCGCAAGAAGAATCGTCATGATCATCAGGTCGGAGATGAACACAATGACCCCCGCAAGGGGTTCACTGTTAACACAACTCTTAACGACAGGATTAGTCGATGGGAGACCATGGGTACTATGATTGATAAAGCGTCTATGTATGGCCTTACACAGCAGAGTCTTTCTGCTAGTGGATCGAATGTTGTTAGCATTACTGCCAATAATATGGTCGACATTACTTTCAGTTGTAGCGTCAGTTCTTATAAGTGTGCTGGCATTATGGTCGGCGGTAGGCGTTTAATTTTAAATCGTCATAGCCTCCCTCAATATTGTAAGCAGCGTTCGACTGATCCCAAGTGGTCTGAGTATTCAATGACCATCCATGGTGTTGGGTATAACAACCATGACCTTGGCACCAAAGATGTTGTTGTTGATCATGATTGCATCAATGCCAATTATTTGCCTGGTAGGGATTTGGCTGGCATTATGCTTCCAATCAATTGCAGGCCCCATCGCGATATTGTCAATTTCTTTCCAAAGGCCCCGAATTCTTTGTGGACCAAAGATTTTGTTTATACTCGCTCGGTCATGCCACCTGGCACTAAGATGGCGCTGGGGAGGAAGACTCCTGTGGCTGTTGATGTATCTCCTTATGGGCTTGTAGTCCCAGGTGATGCAACTCCAGCTCGATGCCTTATGGCACCGCTAGGCAAACCCCGGAAGGTCACTTTGGCGATGGCTAATGATATTGACCCAACCCCGGTGTGCTTCCAGCTCAAGACTACTAATGTAGTCACACTTGCTGGTCATTGTGGCTCGCCATATTTCCTTTATGAAAGGATGGATAACATCGGAGCCATAGGCGGTATTCACTTGGGGCAGTTGGTTGATGATCATTCCACTAAGGTGGTGATTCCAATCTATTATACCGACATTGTTGACTTGTTCAGCGACATCGAAGCGCCCCCGGAATTTGAGGCTGGCCCAATTATGGGTGATACGGAAACTCAAAGTGGGATGCTCAGTCATAATTTTGCCACGTGCAAGTATGAGCTACAGCAAGGTGATACCAAATTCGATATTACACTTCACAATAGCCCGAAGTTGTCGATTGACACTTATTGGGCTCGGAACACCATCGAATACATGAAGGAAAAGATGGGAGTTGAGGTTAATGTCAATTCATATTCAGTCCTTGGTTACGACATCGGTGGCGGGAATTTGTCATCAGACTTTCAGAAGTCACCGATGTATGAATCCATATACAACATGGACTCCACCGGTTTTCCTGACAGTTTGCGTTCTGAAAAGCACGTTAACAATTTGACCAGGAGCAAGCGGAACCATGATGCGGCTGCGGGCATTGCTGCCATAATGACCCACGCGGACCACAACCCGGTGCTGGCGGATGAATTTTCGAATGCAGCTCAGGCATATTTTGAATCAATTGTCACTCTCGATGAGAAGGGTGGCAACTGTATTTTCAAACAAGTCCATCCAGTGGATGTCGATATTGCCATCAATGGGTCGCATTTTTCTAGCGACGGGATTACAACCACCAACCACAAAGGTATGGAAGCCATGGCTATGAAAACTAGTCCGGGCCATCCATGGGTCATGATGTTCCCCGATGATGTCCAAGAGGGCATTCAGAGGGTGGGCAAATACCCTTGGTTCAAGTGTGCCTACCAGCCTGATGGGCGTCGTCATTATACTATGGGGCCTCAGCTCTCAGCTTCTTATCAAGAGCTTCTTTCCCTCTTCAAGAAAGACCACAAGACGAAAGTCAAATTTGTGACAGCCTGCAAGGACGAGGTTAAGAAAGACAGCAAGCCGACTAGGCTTATTATGGTTGGGCCCCAGTGCCTGACTATTGTCTGCAGGGAGTTCTTGATGACTATATGCCGTGTCATGCAGCTAAACCCTTTCGTGTTTGGAGCTGTGGTTGGCCTGGATGCTACATGTGTTCAGTGGGACCAAGTTCACAATTTCATTTGTGGCACCAAGGCCAGGAAGAGGTACACTTTTGATGGCGACTACAGGGACTTCGATAAGAGCCTTTTTCAAGAGGTCACTGATTCAGTCAAGTGGGTCATTTTGTCCATTTGCGAGTGCAGTGGTAACTTCAATGATGAGCAAATGTTTGTCGTTGAATCGATACTGTGCTGCCTACTTTCTCCAGTAGTCGATGTTTTTGGCGTCGTCTACTGGTTTCGGTCTTTTAACACGAGCGGTAATTCACTCACCACTCAAATTAATTGCATTGCGAATATGCTTTTCATTTGGGTTGCGTGGACTCGGCGGATGAAGAAAGATATGGGGAGCGCATATGATGAGCGCCTCAGTCGGGAGATGTTCAATAGACTCGTTCATGTGGTCACTTATGGAGATGATCATTTGGTTGGCGTGACTTATCCGGACATGCTTAACTGTCGTATCATGGAACAGGAGCTTTCTCAGCTTATCACTTACACCGATGCTCACAAGAATACTGGTGCTGACATCGCCGAATTTAGCTCTCATGAGGAGTTGATTTTCCTTGGCAGGTCCATGGTGATTGATGAGACGGGTTCTTGCAAACCGCCGCTTGAGTTTAAACGCTTAGCCAAAACTTGCCTTTTCTTTAGGAAGCGCGCTGGAATGCAATATGAGCACATGATCCCAGATTTATTTCGGGGAATTTTGCTCGAAGTTCATTTCCATGGTGAGGATGTTTACAATCTTTTCTACGAGCGGATACTCGAGATCATGAGCGAGTATTATTCCATGAACAGGCATGACCTTGAGATTACTTTCTTTATGGACACGTCTGGCGAATTGCTTACTTACGATTACTTTCGCAAGTGGTGGCTTGACAAGAAGGATAACGGATATCTTTGCGATCCTAAATACGAG